TCAACCGCACTGGTTTTATTAACCATACCCGCGCTTCTGAATTCTTCAGCAAAGTCATTACCTATTTCACGCCATGTTCCATCAACAAAAACATGAACACTACTCTCAGTCATAACTCTGCTTTCATCTGCGGTATGCACCTTACTTATAATCTTACCATCAACACCAAAGGCTTCTCTGAACACTTGTACTCTGGTATGTACCTCTGCATACATCTTACCCTTGATATTTACCTTATCTTTATCAGATAACTCTGACATCTTTTTCACTGCTGTTATCAGCTTGTCTTCAATTTCACTCATTTAACTTACCTCTAGTTTCAATAAAATAATTTCATAGCGCCTTTAATCTCATTGCGCCCCCAAATGTTCCACCAATTATCATTACTCAAATCAGGAGTAAGATTAGATAACTGGCAGACCTCTCTCATATCATCGCTAAGACTTAACATAAACATCATCTTAGTAACGGTATTCTCAATAAACTTTTTGTGCATATCTGTATCAAGCACATCAAAGCTGATTAATTCGCTTATCTTTGTTGTTGTATACACATAGTCAATCACTGGCTTTTTTGACGTTGCCAAATGATAGACAGTTAATTGTCTTGAATAATTAGAATTCATTTTTGGCTTCATTGATGTGGTTTTCAAGTCACGCACACAATCATCATATTCCAAATCTAAATAACCCATGAGGGGTACTGGTATGCAGTCAAGATGATGCTCAACTTTCTTTTGTGTTGCTATCGGTACGCCAAAATCTTTGTATATCGGGATAACTACTTCTAGTGTTCTTTTTAGATGCGCCTGTTTCTTTGTTGCGCCTTCAATATCATAATCAGATTTGGATTCTTGAGCTTCTTGCTCAATTCGTGAAAACTCGCCATTAGCTAAATCCAGAGATTCTTTGACGCTGATACCGTCAACAACTGCTCTGGTAATACCTACCTCAACAGCGTTGCCATAGGTAAATGCGGGCTTATATGCTTGGTCTTTGTAACCCGCCACATTGACTAACCATTTTGCGGGGTTACTGATAAATAAATTAATTTGTGATGGCGATAAGTATTTTACGCCATGCATTTCAAATGGGCTTTCATGCATATCAATATCCTTTTCATATTCAATTCAATAAGACACATTACATGAAAAATTTGATGGTTGCAAAAAAAACTTACATATAATATCCTGATTGGATGTCTATTGAATGCTTAAATTGGTGTATTAAACAAAAATGCGCCACACCGTCTACCAAACTGGTACTGTTTGTGCTTTCAAATTATTCAGACGAAAAACATTCGTGTTATCCATCAGAAAAAAAACTTGCGGAAATCGTAGGTGTTTCTGAGCGCCAGATAAGAAGATGTTTACATTGGTTAGAGGAAAACAAATATATAACGATACAACCGAGAGCGGGAACAAGTAATCGGTATTTCATGAGGGTGGACATGGGTGTCCAGAGGGGTGGACATACACTTCCAGAGGGGGGTGGACATGGGAGTCCGCCTATACTAAAGAAAGATACTAAAGCTAATACTAAAGAGAAAACCAAAAGTAATTCATACACAAAAGAGTTTGAGATTTTTTGGTCAGTCTACCCAAGAAAAATAGGTAAGTATGGTGCGTTCAAATCCTACGAGAAAGTTTCTAAGGAACACCCACACAAATTAATTTTAGAAAGAGCCAAGATATTTTGTAAGAACAACGAAATGACTGAAGAAAGATTTATACCTCATTGCACGACATGGTTAAATCAGAAAAGATTTTTAGATGTAGAAGTAAAAACGAAAAAGAAAAGTAGCTTGAATAGTTTAGCGGGTTAATCAAAATGAATAGGAGTGAATATGAAAAAGAATATGTACGACATATTGTCAGAGAGTCAAATCAAATTGAAATCTTACGATGGAACAAGCAAGGTCAAGTGTCCAGAGTGTCAACCGCCACACAATAAAAATGACAACCCATTATCTGTAACTTGCGATAACGGCAACGCGGTTTGGAATTGTCATCATTGCGGTTGGACAGGCTCAACAAATACAGGCAGTACAAATTTCGTCACGGCGAGAGAGAAGGTTTATGTAGCGCCCAAGCTACCAGAGAAAACAGAAACCCCATCATCAATGTATTCATGGTTTGCAGAGCGCGGCATCAGCAAAGAAACCGTACAGAAAAAAGATATTTATATTGAAGATAAATTTTGGATAGCGTTCCCTTACAAGGATGAAGAAGGCAAAGTAGTCAACATAAAATACAGAACACAAAGCAAGAAATTCAAACAATCACCAAATGCAAAACGCTCACTTTACAACTATGAGTTATGCGTAGACAGCGAAACAGTCATATTCGTTGAAGGAGAGATGGATTGTTTAGCAATGATTGAAGCGGGATTTGATAATGTTGTGACATTGCCTGATGGCGCACCTAAAGAAGCAAAATTTAATGAGAAAGATGCTAGGTTCACTGCATTGGAAAATTGTCCTTTAGATAACGCAAAGAAGGTCATACTTTTTGTAGATAATGACAGCGCGGGCAGAGCGCTTAACAAAGAATTATTACATAGATTCGGAAAAGAATTGTGTTGGTATGTTGATTACCCATCAGATGCCAAAGATGCAAATGAAGTTTTACTCAAGCACGGAGTTAGTAAGATAACGGAGATAATCCAGAATGCTAAACCCTACCCTATTGATGGATTGTTCTCTGCCCACCAATATTACGGCTCTGTGCTTGATCTTTACAATGGCAACTATACAAAGCCAATCAGTATTGGGTATCAGAACTTAGATGAGATATACAAAGTCCTACGTCAGACATTTTGCGTAGTCACTGGTATACCGAATCACGGAAAGTCCTCATTTCTTGACCAGTGCTTGATAAAGATAAGTGAAAAACATAATTGGCGTTTCGCTGTTTTTTCACCAGAGCATTCAGTACAAATGCACTTGCGCAGATTAGTACAATTAAAATTAGGTAAGGCTTTTGATGAAGGCTTTGCTAATCGCATGACGAAGGAAGAACTGCAAGGCGCTCTTGAATGGATTAACGAACACTTCTATTTCATAGAAACAAAAGACACAACGCCAGATGTGGATTACATTATAGAGAAAGCAAAAGGCGCGGTCTTGAAGTATGGGTGTGACGGTCTAGTTATTGACCCTTACAATGAAGTATCAGCAGTCCGTAAAGGTAACATGAGAGAAGATGAACACATAAGAGATTTCATTAGTAAGCTAAAACGATTTGGTAGAATTCATGATGCCTGTGTCTGGGTTGTTGCTCACCCAACCAAATTACAGAAAGACCAAAACGGAAGTTATCCGCCACCAAGCAGTTATGAGATTTCTGGGTCAAGTCATTGGTCAAATCAAAGTGATGTTATTTTAACGGTACACCGAGATTTTGATACAGATGTTACGAGAGTGATTACCAGAAAAATAAGAGAGCAAGGTTTGTATGGTCGTATTGGTGAAGCCACATTCAAATACAACAAGACCAAAAAGAACTTTGAGATATACAAGGAATTAGATGTTGTTGATATACCTCATTGGACAGATGAAGATTATGAAAATATAAGAGGATGATAGTTATAAAAATAACCCTAACAAGCTGAAAAACCTTGAACACCAACGTATGCAATGAAAAATAAGTTTGCAATTACAATCAAATTGTTATAGGATTATAGAGTACAACTGCGTTTTTTTAAATTAAGAGGACATTGAAAATGAAAAAATTGAAAACAAATTGGAATCCAGAATGGTTCGTTCACATCAATGGATTTAGATTAGCTGAAACTAAAAGCATTGGTTACAAGTGGGTGCGATACAGAACATCTAGCAACGATAGATACTCACGCATGAAGCGTGCGGATTGGGATAAGTGTGTTGTTAGGTCTGCTCAAGATGAGCAACATCAAATAGAAATATTCAACAAGGCGCGTGAGCTAGGCGTTGAAATGTATGAGAGAGTACGCGCAAACGCTAAACCAACAGCACGCTCATTTGCAGATATTGAAGCAGATGTGAACTATCTTGAAATGTCATTGAAGGGGGTGGCGGCATGATTGGTAATTACTGGGAAGGAACAGGAAAGCATGAAAACCTATCATCTAAACTTGATGAATTATTGCCAACTACTGGGTCGGTAGATAACCCAGAGCAAAACCCCAAGTTAGAAAGATACCGCGAGATGAATAACGCTTATCATGATTTATACAACAATGGTGGTGGCAACCCATCTAGCAAGACAGCTTATTATTTTCCTAAAACAATAACTCATGCTAGGTATGATGATTGGGAATCATGCAATGCAATCACTGAGCCATTGATGGATAAAGCAATAATACTGGCTTCAATTGAACAAGGATTAAAAGATGAGGTGGCGGCATGATGAATTACTTTGAAAAAGTCTTTGCTGAAATGAAGCGCAAGTATGACCTTGATGACAATACACCAGTATACGATTTATCGTTTTACCTTGATGATAGTGATTGGCAAAAACTCACACAGGCAATGAAATATCCCAATGGCATATTGAGAGAGGTGCAATCATGAATGGAGAAGAAGCGCTATCTTTGATTTTAAAAAACAACATGAGAACTCTTGATCAAATATTCGTGAAGATAAAACCGCACAATGAGCCACAGACAATTAGGCATAAAGAATATGAAGATTACAGAATGGCGGTAAATCAATTCAACAGTCTGACCGTGATGAATCAAGAGATACTTGACCAACTATTTCCTGATAGAAAAAGAAAAGGAGTCACGCTCTTACAGGATAGCGTCACGGATTTTAGTAATGATGCAGAATGGGTTGAATGCAGAATCACCACTTACAAAACTGGTGCAACTAATGAATAACATAATACTGCAACAACTCATACACGGCTATCAAAGTGATGAATGGTTAGATGGTCTAGCTTATCCCGAACACTGGAATACGAAAAAAGGATTTCTACCCCTAGAGCAAGCACGCTTATACTTTCAAAAAGCCAGTAAAGACATACAGCAAGCTATGAAGTTTTACATAGATGCGAGAGATACAAAGAATGATCTTTCGCCAGTAGAGATGGAGAAGGTGGTTGAAGATATGAAAATATATCTACCTTATAAATCTTGTCTGATTCAATTTGAAACGAATGAATGTATATATCATGTGTTAGTGGGTAACGATGGAGAAAAGACAGCGGACACAGAACAAGACGTTATTACTGCACTCATGTTCTATTATCAAAAATCTGGCAATCATTGGGGGCATGACTTTTGCAGTTACGGATATACTTATCATCATAAAGAAGAAATGAGTCCATACTTAAATAGGCTTGTAAGCAAGGAAGACTACACATTCTGGTTAAAGAACTTCCCTGACGGTTGTATTATCACAGACCCTGATAGTAATGATGCTTATACGAATCCTAGCTTGAATCAATGGACATCGCATATATCAATGGTGATTGTGCAACTAAACGTACTGCTTACATATCCAGAGATAGCAGATACCAAAGATGTATTAGGCAGACCAAATAACACGGTAGGACACACACAGCTTAAAAACATCAAAGACTCTACATTGAGAACTAGACCTAAATATCAACACAAGACATTGAGACTCAATATGTATGGCGAGCCATCTGGCGGTGAATCAAAAGCTAAACGGTCAGAGGGTACAGCATTCCACAGCGTAAGGAAGCACATACGCAAACTAGCAAGCGGTAAGAAAACATTTGTGAAGGCACACTTTAGAGGTAGCAAGGACATAGGTGTAATCACAAAAGACTATGAGGTCATGACAGATGCAATAAAATAACATTAGAAGTTATGATTCTTTGTGTTAGTATCTGAGATATTGTGAGAAAAGATGAACAAAAAACAGTCAAATTATGCTCAACCCTGAGAGAGAAGATACGCAACCTGTATGTTCAAGGTATAGAAAGTGAGGGGGGTGAGAGAATCTTATTCAGTCTGGATAAGTTAGCTGAAGATCACAGTGTAGGCAAAAGCACTCTCTATAGGTACGCCAAGAATGAGAACTGGAAGTTTCAAAAAGACCAGTTTCAAGAATCTTATTTGCAGAAGCTAGATAAACAGAGAGCAAAAGAACTCGTTACAGAGTCAAAGAAGTTTGACACCAAAACAATCAACATATCAAAACAACTGCTTAATGAGATTGGTAGATTCATAATTAACTCACAAGCAGATGACGAACTAACACCACCAGTGATGAATCAACTTGCAGAAGCTACATTGAAGGTACAGAAAGCGTGTAAGTTAGCGTTAGGTGAATCAACAGAGAATATGAGTCTAAATGCAAAAGTTAGCGACACAGAAACATTCAGAGAAGCTCTTGGAATGTTGGACGAGATTGCAAGAGCAAAGTCAAAAGTCAACGATTCAGCTATACACTGAATGGCTAAAGACAGCTAGACCTAAACAACTAGCACCTCATGGAGATTATTTTATATGGCTAATACTGGCGGGGCGTGGTTGGGGTAAGACTCGTACAGGTGCGCAAGACATAGCTTTATACGCACTCAGGAATCCAAATACCATCAGCGCAGTTATAGCGCCAACATTCGGTGATTTAAGGCGTGTTTGCTTTCAAGGTAACAGTGGTCTTTTATCAATCATACCTAAAGACTGTTATTCAACTGAGTTTGGTACATACGGCTATTCATCAACGATATGTGAGATAAGATTATCTAACGGCTCAAAGATTGTAGGGTACGCCGCACATAATCCAGATAGATTGAGAGGTAGTCAGTTTCATAGAGCTTGGGCTGACGAGCTTTGTGCTTGGGAATATCCAGAGGCATTTGACCAGTTAATGTTTGGATTGAGATTAGGTGATGACCCGAAATGCATAATAACGACAACACCCAAGCCAACCAAATTACTGATGGGATTGCTAGACCGTGAAGATGTAACGATTACCAAAGGAAACACTTTTGAGAATGAAGCTAATCTTGCAACATCAGCGCTTGAAATGATGCGCTCAAGATATGAAGGCACTACACTAGGAAGGCAAGAACTTTACGCAGAGGTGTTAGAGGATATAGAAGGCGCTCTATGGTCAAACAAACTGATAGATGAAGCTAGACTGCCTTATGATACTGAAAGAGAGCTTATACAAATTATAGTGGCGATTGACCCCGCAGTCACAGCTAATGAGAACTCAGATGAAACAGGTATCGTGGTCGTTGGCAAAGATGCTAATAATGAGTATTATGTATTAGAAGATTTATCGGGCAAGCATTCTGCCGATGGTTGGGGTAAGATAGCTATAAAGGCTTACTATGAATGGGAAGCTGATAGGATTGTAGCAGAGGTAAACAATGGTGGTGACTTAGTGGAAAGATTGATAAGAAATATAGATATGAATGTTCCATATAGGTCAGTTAGAGCGTCACGCGGTAAAATGGTTCGTGCTGAACCTATTGCGGCTCTATACGAACAAAGGCGCGTTCATCATATTGGTGTTTTTGAAGAACTGGAAACGCAGATGTGTTCCTACACAGGGCAAAACAAACCGAGTCCTGATAGATTAGATGCCTTAGTTTGGGGATTGTCAGAACTAAGCAAGTCGCGTGGCATCGTTAATTGGAGAATTAGCTAATGGCATTATTGGATAATATTAAGAATGTATTTACCATCAGAGGTAACGAATACAAAAGAGCAAGCAACATGGTTGGATACTTTGGTGTTGGTGCAAGTGAAGGCAAACAATACAAATACCAAGACCTAGCAAAAGAAGGCTACCTAAAGAACGCAATCGTATATAGATGCGTTAATGAGATATCAAAAGGCGCGGGTGCTGTAGAGTATTGCGTTAAAAGCGGTGACACCATGCTAGAAAACCACCCTTTGCAAGTCCTGATAGACAGACCCAATCCACTACAATCAAACACAGAATTTTTCAATGCCTTATTCGGGTTCTTACTACTTAGTGGTAACGCATACATACTTAGAGTAGGTGGAGAGATAGGCGCACCAAAAGAACTTCATCTGCTTAGACCAGATAGAATCCGCATCAATGGCGGTAAAAAACCCATACCAGAAAGCTATGACTATGTAATCAATGGCAGAGTGCAAGCATCTTACCCAGTAGACCAAGACACAGGTTACAGTCAACTCAAGCACATCAAGCTATGGAATCCATTGGATGACTTCTACGGTTGTTCACCTTTATCTGCGGCGGCAGTAGAAGTAGACCAACATAATCTATCAAGCAAGCATAATATCAACCTACTGAACAATGGCGCTAGACCTAGTGGGGCGGTAATATTCAAGCCTAAAGATGAATCAGGGTTCAATGTAAATCTAACAGAGGGGCAAAGACAGCAACTCTTAACAGACCTAAACAATAGATTTCAAGGTGCGGGTAATGCGGGCAGACCGTTATTGTTAGAAGGTGACTTTGATTGGAAAGAGATGGGATTGAGTCCAAAAGATATGGATTTCATCAACCTAAAACACATGAGCGCCACAGACATAGCCTTATGCTTTGGAGTGCCAAATCAATTAGTGGGCGTACCTGATGCACAAACATATTCTAATGTAGCTGAAGCTAGGCTTGCTCTATATGAAGAAACAATCATACCTCACCTAAAGCTAATACAATCAGATATCAATGAATGGTTAGTGCCTATGTTCAGTGAGAACATAAGATTTGAGTATATGTATGAGAACATCCCCGCGCTGTCAGAGCGTAAAAGAAAGACTTATGAGAATGTAACAAGCGCTGTAAGAGAAGGCATAATGACTCGTAATGAAGCCAGAGAGATACTAGGTCTTAGCCCGATTGATGGTGGTGATGAAATATATATATCATCAACCTTGTTCCCAATAGGCTCAGAATCAACACCAGAACCTACACCAGAGGAAGAAGAACTGGATATCCAAGACTATGAAGATGAAGAAGAAGATGATGATGAAAAGGACATAGACGATATCATCTGGGAAGAAGATACAAAAGCCATTGCAGATATAGACCTCACACCAACAGACGGTATGGCAAGTGAAGCAGAGCGTGGTCTTAATTGGAGAAAAGAGTTTAATCGTGGTGGCACTATGGTAGGTGTAGCCAGAGCTAATCAATTAGTAAGCAAAGAAAATCTATCACCAAGTACGGTACGCCGTATGTTTAGTTTCTTCAGTAGACATGAAGTGGATAAGCAAGGGCAAGGATTCAAGGTAGGTCAGGAAGGCTATCCAAGTGCGGGCAGAATAGCATGGGCGCTCTGGGGCGGTGATGCGGGATTCTCATGGTCAAAAAAGAAGCGCAATCAATTACAAGCTGAAGCAGAGAAGATGCTCAAGCAAGATAAGCATACAGGTATTACTGAACTGAAAGCACCAATATCAGCAAAAGTAAAAGAGGGGTTGAAAAACAAAGTAGAGAAACATAATGAGAAGTACGGAGATAAACTAACAAAGCGGGCAACACTAAGAATGCTTGAAGCGGTATTTAGGAGAGGGGTGGGTGCATATAACACCAATCCACAGTCAGTAAGACCAAGTGTAACCAATCAAGACCAGTGGGCTTATGCCAGAGTAAACAGTTTTCTAACGGCATTGCGTACTGGTAGGTTTAGAAGTGGTAAACACGATACAGACTTATTTCCTAAAGGACACCCATTGTCTAGTAAGTAATACCCATGTTAGACCCTTACTCACACAGAGAAAACGCTGTCAGGGCGCATACAGGGGCTAGAATTCTTACAAAGATACAGCAAAAACGCCTTAATTCCTTTAAACAAGGCAGAATCAATGTCAGGAAAGAAGTAAGAAGGCAACGCCGATTACGCAATAATTTAGAGAAAATGGTATTCAGACGATTGAGTAGTTTACTGCCCAAGCACATAAGAACACAGGCAAGTATATTCAAAGTATCAGGGTCATTCTCAAGGAACGCATCAAACAGGCAATTAGAAAACGAACTCTTTGCGGTTATGAGTAAGCACTACCGTAGAATATTTATGACGGTATTCAAAGACAATGAGTCAAGATATGAAAAGATAAACAAAAGCGTAGATGTCACCGTGTTTGGCAGAAACAGAGATATTGAAAGATTAATCAGTGTCTACAACAACGATAGAAACCTTTATCTAGCGAATATGACCCAATCAGTGACTAAGAATATCCAGAATGTCATTACAAAGGGTAGAGCAGATGGCGCTACATTAGACCAGATATCCAGAAACATCAGGAACACAGCACCCATAGCAAGACGCAGAGCCGCCGCGATTGCCAGAACAGAAACACACAATGCCGCTAGTTTTGCACAGCATGAGTATCACGGAATCATACAAAACGAGTATGGCGTTAATATGATGAAGAAATGGGCGGCTACTAATGACCTTAGAACACGGTCAGCGCACAGTGCGGTCAATGGACAGACAAGGGCTATGGATGAAGCATTTGATGTAGGTGGCGCTCAGATGATGCACGCGGGTGACCCTAAAGGCGGTGCAAAGAATGTTATCAACTGTAGGTGCGTTATTATTTATGTTGATGCAGATGAAATAGAGGAAGCAGTAGATACAACAGCGCCATCAAGAAAACCAGTAAACGATTTTGGAGAGCAACACCCAGACGAAATCAAACCAAACAAAGAATCATTCAAAGGTGATGAGAATATAAGTATTGTGAATAGAAGGGCGCAACCATTAAATGATGTCACTCATATCAGAAAAGGGGCTTACTTTAATCATAGCGGCGTAATTAATATGGGGTCACGATATAAAAAATCAGGCGATTCATATAACAGTGTTTGGCGGCATGAAAAAGGACACGCTATTGATTACGATACTAAACTCTTATCTATGATGGTGAAATACAAAGGAACAAAATATTTAAGCGATAGGCACAAAAATAGATTAAATGCTGAATCAAAGTATGCGCGTGACATTGAATTAAATAAAATTAGAGATGGCGCAAGAGTTAGGTCAACCTATGTTAATGACGGTATTGGTTTATCATCTTTCATGGCAAAGCAAATACTAGATGACAGAAAGTTATTAAGGAAAAGATATAATGAAGGAAAAAAAATAAATGATAACTTTGATATCAATACAATGCATAAGACACTTGGTCTTACTCGTAATAATCAAAATGTATGGTCAACAAACTTATCAAAAACGCAATTTTTAAAAAAATGGAAAAATGAATTAGATAAATCACAATCAGTATTAAAATATGATGACTTGAAAGTTTTGTATGGTGATGAATTTCTTGAAAAATTCTATGACGGTGCATCATCACTTGTACGTTTGAATACAAACACGCCGCTATCAGGATTTAGAGATATATCTGATTTTTTGGTTTACCTAAAACTCAACAGGCTTGGTGATAGACAAGCAAGCTCAATGTACCCTCTTTTTGCATTAAAAAATAAATTTAATAATTCCAACAGCGTTGGTAAATTCTCTGATTTAATAGGCTCAATCACAAGCAACACAGTTTTAGGAAGAAACAAAGGTGGATGGGGTCACTCTACTGGTTATTACAGAAAGTTTAGAAGAATTCATACTGGTTTAACAGATGGTCACGCAACAGAAACATTTGCTGATTTTACATCTCTACTAGGTAGCAAGAATTCAAAAGTATGGCGTAAGTTACTGGCATATCATGTTCCAGATTCCTTAAAAGAATACGATAGGATAATGGAACACTTAGCGAAGGCAGATTTATGAGTTTTTTTATAATTGATGATGTTTTATATAATGAGTATCTTGGTGTAAGAGAATTAGATGTTTTATATAACGAATATTTAAGGATGAACCCAAAAGAAGAACCATATACACATATTCCATCTTATGAATTCCCTGATGGAGATATGCTCACAAAAACAGAAATAAAAAAAATAGCTAAACTGATACAAAGAGCAATAAACAACAACACGAAACTCAAGCGAGAAGATATATCTGAGATAGTAACTGATTATCCAGATGATGTTCTGATATAAAAAAACCGCCCGAAGGCGGTCTTAATAATCGTGCAGTGGAAGATTAATTCAAACTTTTAGACACATTCCATTCCTTCCACCCATCACCCTTCTCAAGCATTAGACCCTTATCAGCATCCCACATGATCAATTCATGTTGCTCAGTTTGAGTAGTGTTGAAGGCTCTCAACTCATCATCTTTTTCTAGCCAAGTTCTCTCTCTCACAAGTACCATAGTTTCTGCATTACCTCTCATGTAGTTCAATGCTTCACGCTTTGTCGCAAAGTGCATTTGACCCCATCTAGGCGCGAATGATACATACCATGTTGATTTTTTATTATTTTTTACTTTATATCCGTATGCCATATCTTTATCCCCTTTGGAGTGGCTTACGCCACCCCCATAGTTTCAAGTAGTTTATTTTTAGCAATCTTCTTGCCGTTAAGTGAGAAAGCGCATCTGTAACTGGTGCTATGCCTTGTGTATATGCTGTTCTGTCTAGTGATTGTCAAGGTTATATCACCAATGCTTACGCTTTTTGTGATTGACTTCTGGTAACCCGCTAAGTAGTTTCTTCTTTTACCGTATTGGTTTTCAACAACTTCATAATCATTGAAGCCTTCTGCAACTTCTCTTTCCATGTTTACTAATAATTTTTTACTATCAGCAACATTTATTAAAGGGTTGCCATGTACTCTTTCAATTAAGTCCTCTAGGAAAGCAATGTGGTAGATAGCGTAGCTGATGTATTCATTAGCTTCTCTTATCCAGACTTTATTTTGTTCTTCTACTAATCTTTCAACATCACTTCTATTGTATTTCTTGCTGTAGCGGTCATAAACACAATCGTATGTTTCAATCACATCACCCAAAGAAGCAACATCTATCATCTGTACTTCTTCATGATGCTTAATTTTTGTACGAGAACAAAAACCTATCTGCTCAATTTTTGGTTCGGGTATTTCTTTGTTCCACATATCCCTAGTAGTGAAAACTACAGGCACTTGAGTTACACCAGTGAATGTTTCTATTTCTTCTCTTTTTTCTTCTATCGCATTTTTCATGTTAGAAATAGTAACTTGAGCAATTCTTTTAGAAACTTCTAATGGCTTTTTGTCAGAGCCTATGCAAGTACCATTAAAGAAACCAAACTGAACATCATAACCATGTTTAGCCATCAAGTTATCATTAGTGCTAACGGCTTGTACTCTACCGCAAACTTGGCAATGACCTTTGTGCGTGTGTGTATTTTTCATATTATTTACCTTTAATTTAATTAAACAACACAATAATAGTAACAACTATAGTTATTATTGCAACTACTTTAATACTTTTTTTGAAAGTTTTTTTTAACCGTTTTTTTTGACCTCTGGTTAATTTATTGTAAGATTGTTTGTGTTGGGCTAATATGGGTGAAACTTAATAGAGGAAACCTTTAAATGAACACTGGAAATGCAACGCTAGATGTTCGGGCTAACGAGCCTACTTTGAAAGAAGATTCTATAGAGAATGATGCAAAGGAAGAAATCAGGCGTGATGTATTCACTACTGAAGAAGAAGCTCAAGACAGAGCAAAAGAATTAGGATGTGACGGAATCCACAAACATGATGAAGATGGCAATACAATCTATATGCCATGCAAAACACATGAGGAATATGTACTTGCTACAGGTACAGACGTAAAAAGCCAACACATTGAATTCAAATCAGAAATAAAAGCATACCAAGACGAAGAAGATGAAGAAAAAGGCGAGTATGGTCGTTTTGAAGGTTATGCATCTGTATTTGAAAATACTGACTTAGGCAATGATGTCATCAAGACAGGCGCATTCAAAAAGAGCCTAAGACGGCGCGGCAATAAAGGTGTCAAACTTCTATACCAACATAAGAGCGATATGCCTATTGGTGTATTTGATTCTATTAAAGAAGATGATCACGGTCTTTATGTAAAAGGTAGACTTGCATTGCAGACACAGGCGGGCGGTGAAGCCTATGAATTATTAAAAATGGGTGCTTTAGATGGAATGTCTATAGGATTTAGAGCAGACCCTAAAACGATTACTTACGACAAGCGTTCTAAAAAAAGAATGATTGGTGAAGTAGATTTAATGGAAATTAGTCTAGTCACGTTCCCGATGAATCCGAAAGCTACGGTGATGTCGGTGAAAGGCGAAGCGGTTTCTATTAGAGAGTGGGAAAATGGAATGCGAGATGCCTTCAATCTTTCTCGTTCTGAAGCAAAGATGGCGGCAAAAGCCGTTCATCATGCCTTTGAATCTAAATCAAGTAGCGAGATGCTACAAGAGAAGGAAGAAAAAGAGCAAAAAGAACTGGTAGATGCCATAAAAACCTTAACTTTAACCCTAAAAACATCTAACTAAAAAGGAAATTAAAATGTCTGGAACTGAAGATGTAAAAACAGTCTTACAGGAGTATGGTCAAGCATTTGATGAATTCAAAAAAGCTAATGACGAGAAACTTGATAGACTAGAAAAAGGTTTGGGTGAAGATGCTTTGTTGAATGACAAGATGAGCAAGATTGAAGCAAAACTTGATTCTCTTGAAGATATCAACCAAACACTCACACAAACTAAAGCCGCGCAAGATGGCGTAGCTGAAAAGGTTGAGCAACTAGAAACGGTTCTTGCTAGACCCAATTCTGGTTACGATGCTAAATCAGCAGACGAACTTTGCGTAGCATTTGAGTCATATTGTCGTAAAGGATTTGATTCTTTATCTGATATGGATAAGAAAGCACTTACTGTAAGCAATGACACTACAGGCGGTTACTTAGCACCCCCAGAATATGTAAGAGAGTTACTCAAAACTGTAACTGAAATCTCACCTATTCGTGGTATTGCTAGACTCCGTACTACTGGTCAGCGCAGTATCCAAGTACCTAAGAGAACTGGTCAGTTTGCCGCATCATGGGTAGCTGAAAGCGGAACTCGTGCAGAAACTACTGGATACAACGTAGGTCTTGAAGAAATACCCGCACATGAGCATTACGCTCTAGTGGATATCTCTGAGCAAGACTTAGAGGATTCAGTATTTGACCTAGAAGCAGAAATGCAGTCAGAATTTGCAGAGCAATTTGCAAAAGCTGAAGGTACTGCTTTTGTATCAGGTAATGCAGTAGGTAAACCAGAAGGCTTCATGACTAACGGTGACGTTGGTGAAGTAGTATCTGGTCATGCTTCTACTATATTAGCTGACGGTCTTATCGGTCTGGTACATGGCATCAAGTCTGAGTATGCAAAGAACGGTACTTTTGTTTTTAACAGAACTACTCTTTCTAGCATCCGTAAGCTGAAAGATACTGCGGGTCAGTATGTTTTCCAAGCGGGCATGATGCTTACAGGCGGTGTGACTAACACTGTATTAGGATATCCATACGTTGAAGCAACTGATATGCCATCTGAAGGTAGTAACACATACCCAGTAGCATTCGGTGACTTCTCTCGTGCCTACATGATTGTAGACAGGGTATCTATGGCGGTCTTGCGTGACCCATTCACACAGGCAACTACTGGTAACGTGCGATACATTGCACGCCGTAGAGTCGGTGGACAAGTGGTTCAAGCTGAGGCTATCGTTAAACAAAAATGTTCAACATAAGGGTATAGGTGACTAATTATGAAAGATTTAAGCAATAATATTGTCCCAGTAGTGAGCTTAGCCGCCGCTACAAGAACTGCCGCCGCTAACGGAACAGGAGTAGACCTACAAGGTTATGAAAGCGCTACTGTCCTCGTTGATGTAGGTGCGGAAGGTGATACTCTTTCTGGTTCAGTATATTTTGAAGTTTCATTAGAGGAATCTGATGATGATTCAACTTACACTGATGTAGCACAAGCGGGTATTGTAGACGGCACTATTGCCGCGGGCGGTATCTTCTTGAAGCTAGACGGAACTACAGGCGGAAACCCAGATTCAGCGGGTGGTATTTTCCGTGTTGGATATGTCGGCAATAGTCGGTATATAAGAGTAGTCTTAGCTAAAACTGGCACGCACTCTAACGGTACGCCTTTAGGGGCAATGGTCGTTAAAGGTCATGCTAGACATTCAGCGGACAACGCTTTCACTGCGCATAATGCGTAAATAAGTGTAAATGAGTTAGGTGACTGTTTCTTTTATAGGCAAAGCAATACACCATAAAAGCGAAAGGAGCAGTTACCTTAACTCAACTAACCGAGAGGTAATGCCTGATGGCAAACAAACAATTTAAAGTCTTAGTACCAAAAGTAGGTTCAGATAACAAAGATGGCACTGAAGCAAGACTCTACACTTTTAATGAAGTGGTAGATGCTAAGTCAAAGTGGCAAGAAGAATTGATGGAAACATTTGTGGCTAATGGGTGGGCTATGGAAGTTAAGATGGAATCAACTGCTGATGTTGAGGAAGCCGAGCCAGTAAGAGCCAGAGATGATAAAGGTCACTACATTGCTGATGACCCTAATACACCTGATGTGAATGAAGCCTACAAAGGTGGTGAAGCACCTAAAAAGACTACTAAGAAAAAGAAAACTACCAAGAAAAAAACGAAAGCAAAAGCCTAGTTTTCTGGTATTATCAATCTAAGCAGATGCAATATGGTAGATACCATGCTAATTAGAGGAATAGGTATTCATGAGCGCGGGTTATCATCATTTTGTAATAGAGCAAGGGGCTACATTCGGACAAGTCCTAACACTAAAAGACTCTAGCGGCACAGTAATCAATTTAACTGGTTACAGTAGCGCAGAGATGGATTTGAGAGAAAATCCTGAGTCATCAAGTGTTATCATGACATTAACTACATCAAACAGCAGAATCGCACTAGGTGGAGCGGCGGGTACTGTCACATTATCAATAAGTGCTACAGACACAGCTAACCTATCAACTGGTGATGGTGTATATGATTTAGAGATTGTTACTGGCAGTAGTGTATATCGTATTCTTGAAGGTACATACAGCGTAAGAAGGAATATGAGTAGATGAGTGGTACAGACAACATTACTATCAATCCTAGTAGTACCATTAACCAAATTGAAGTAACTGACTCAACAAACATCTCAATAGTAACCGTTGGTACTCAAGGTCTAGCGGGTGCAAATACTTTATTAAAAAGAGATGTAGATGATGCAACTGCAAGCACAGCGGGGTCATTAGTTATATATGACCATGACAATACAGAATGGATAGATAGCCAATCAACCAGAGCGGAATCCGTACCCGCAAAAATATACAGTCTTATATTCACTAGTGGTGGCGCAACCGTCACAGGCGTACTAGATGAAGATAATCTAGGCTCAGACAGCAACAGTAAACTTGCCACACAACAATCAATCAAAGCGTATGTAGATGCACAGATAACAGCGCAAGATATGGATTTTCAAGGGGATAGTGGCGGTGCTTTATCCATTGACCTAGACAGCGAAACATTTACCGTAGCGGGCGGTACAGGCATTGATACTGTAGGTGGCACTAATACCATTACTGTCAGCATAGATTCAACTGTAGCGACATTGACAGGCTCTCAGACACTAACAAACAAGGTATTAACAAGCCCAGATGTAAATGCACCAGATATAGACGGTGGAACAATAGATGGGGCAACCATAGCAACTTCAAATATTACAGTAGGCTCTGGTAAAACATTAAACGTATCAGCGGGTACATTTACTCTTGCTGATAATCAAATATCAGGTGATAAAGTAGAGGGTGGTACGATTGCCGCAACTACAATCACAGATTTAGCTTCAACTACAGTAGATACCACAAACATTGAAGTAACCAACATAAAAGCCAAAGACGGAACTGCGGCGGGTTCAATAGCCAACTCAACAGGCGTTGTCACATTAGCAAGCTCAGTATTAACAACGACAGACATCAATGGCGGTACGATAGACGGCACTAACGTCACAGTAGGTAGCGGTAAAACCCTTGATGTGTCAGGCGGTACGTTCACATTAGCTAATGACCAAATAAGCGGAGATAAGATACAAGGCGGTACAGTCGCATCAATGACCATCACGGCAATGACAGGTACGCTAGAAACTGCCGCACAACCCAATGTAACTTCATTAGGCACACTATCCGCACTAACCGTTGATGATATAGCGTTAGATGCCAAGACAGTAACAATGACAGGCTCATCTGGTGATACGGCTACCTTAGTGGTAGGTACTAACGGAACGCTTGATATAACAACAACTGATGCCTCTGCGGCGGCGGCTAATATTCAAATTACTGCTGACGGCACGGCAGAACTAGCGGGAACTACCGTAACCTTAGATTCAAGTGGCGGTATTACGCTAGATGCAGATGGTGGCACAATCACATTTGCAGATGGTGGCTCATCACTAGGAACAATTACATCATCTGGATTTACTGGTGATGTTGTTGGTAATGCTTCTACTGCAACGGCTCTGGCTACTGCTAGGACAATAGGCGGTACTTCTTTTGATGGCACGGCTAATATTGCTGTAGCTCTATCTGCCACTGCCACTGCTTTAGCCACTGCGAGAACAATACACGGCGTATCTTTTGACGGTACAGCTAATATAGACCTCAGTGAAGTAATATCAGACACA